ATTACGAGGATTGGCCAAGATTCTAAAATTATCTTCTGTGGTGATTTTGACCAGACTGATTTACAGAGAACAAATGAAGTAAATGGCTTACATAACTTCTTACGTATTCTAGAAGAAATGGATGAGTTTAATTGTACAGAATTTACGATTGGTGATATTGTTCGTTCTGGTTTTATTAGAAGTTATTTAATTAATAAAATCAAGCTTGGAATTGGTATGGATTGATGAAGCACACACAACGTCAATGGGATAGAGATGTGGGTATAGGGTCAGTTCCTGGCAAATACAAATACAATTGTCCTAAGTGTGAAGATACTGGCGTAATACCTTTTCATGAATTAACTTCAGATACTAAGAAAATAATTCAAAAGAATGTAGCTAATAATGAAACAACAACTAAATTAACAAAATGTAATGAATGTGTAGGAGAAAAAATATGAATATTGAAAGATTAAGAGAACAGTTAGAAATAGATGAGGGTGTTAAATATGAAATATATAAAGATCATCTTGGTTACCCTACTTTTGGTATCGGCCATCTTATTTTGGATTCCGATGCTGAACACGGACAAGATACAGGAACCGCCGTTAGTGAAGAAAGAGTCAAAGAAGCCTTCGAAGCCGATCTCGTTTCAGTCTTGTCTGACTGCGAATCTCTCTACGGAGATTTTGGAGATTTGCCAGAAGATGCTCAGGAAATAATTGCTAATATGATATTCAACATGGGTCGGCCTCGTTTGTCTAAGTTCAAGGGAATGAAACGTGGTGTTGATGCTCGTGATTGGAACGCAGCTGCTGATGAGATGGTAGATAGTGCTTGGTATCGTCAAGTACCAAATCGTGCAAAACGATTAGTAGAAAGAATGCGTAAAGTATAAGTGACTTGACAAATCTAAATAAATAAGGTATAGTTATATAATGTTTAATCATATGAATGTGGAGTTGCCCCCTATAAGCGCAACAACAACTAATGGTGTTCGTCTTTATGAAACACCAGAAGGAAACAAGTATCCTTCAATCACAACTATTCTATCAGTCCGTAATAAATCTGGATTGGTGGAATGGCGTAAACGTGTAGGCGAAAAGACTGCAAACTACATTGCTGGTAAGGCCGCTGCAAGGGGAACTAAGGTTCACCATATGTGTGAGGACTACCTCAACAATGAGAATATAGAGCACCACCAAAAAGATTTTTTGCCTTGGTGTTTGTTTAATCAGTTAAATAAATTATTTATCAATATAAATAACATTCATGCACAAGAAGCTGGACTCTATAGTGATAAATACAGAGTGGCTGGTAGAGTTGATTGTATTGCAGAATACAATGGCATACTATCTATCATAGACTTCAAAACATCAACCAAAGAACGCAATGATCAATGGAATGAAAACTATTACATTCAATGTGCAGCTTATGCAGAAATGTATGGGGAAAGAACAGGTACAGAAATAGAGCAGATTGTTATTCTATGTGTAACTGAAGATGGTACTGTACAAGAGTTTGTAAAACAGAAGTATGATTACCTTGATGCGTTGGAAGAAACCGCTTCTGAATGGAGAAAGAAAAATGAAACACCTAGTACAAGTAATGGCGGTGTTTCTGTTAATGGGTTGTCAAACCAACAATAATATTCCCAAAGACACAATATCGCCCGCACCAATAACAGAATCTAAAAAACCAGACATAATGATAGCTCCTGATCCTGTTCCAAAAGCGGTGCAGATAAACAAACCAGTTATTTGTGGAGATTCCGCTACAGTCCTATCAGGACTGATAAAGAATACTGGAGAACAACCTGTTATGATGTGGAATGATGAAACACGTGGCCACCAACTTGTGGTTATGATGAATAGAGAAAGTAAGACGGTAAGTGTTTTAGAATGGCCTATGCCTGATCTTGTTTGTATGATTTCTTCTGGAGTTAATGCTTCGTTTAATGGGGAACTTAATCAAAAGAAACCAGTTGGTTTTAAAATTTCTCATTAAAGGGTATTGACTTTATAGGTTCTGTATGGTATAAATATAATACAATTTGATGATACGAATTGAAGACTGAACTGGACTTGGGGGCAGTACCCAACGCCTCCACCACAAGCACATCGGGTTGATGCATCGTAATTAAAGGTCCAGTAACCTTGCCTGATGTGTTTTTGATGGGGGCGAAATAGGATCGACAGGCAGGGACAGATGAGTGGAGAATTGTCGGATGACTCCGTTATTGGTCAAAAACTATAGATGCAAACGATAATGTATCATATGAGGGTTTTGCACTAGCTGCATAATCTGTCGGGGTTCGGGAGATACCTAGCAACAGAAATCTCCCACTTTATTTAAAAGGGTATTGACATATTACTATTGTTATGTTATACTCTGTTATAATACGAATTTAAGTGACGGGAACCTATTCCTATATCGACACTTAATAGAGTTTGGTAGTTCTCTTTTATAGGACTAAAAACTACCATTTTAAAAGTTGAAATAGTTTCAGCTTATTTCGTAATGTTAAGGAAAACATTTAAATGACTACCACTACCACTACCGCTACCACACAGGCCGCTCGGGTCGAAAACGCACTTGTTAACGGTGCAGAACTAACCGCAAAACAGATTACTGCACGTTATGGTGTTAAGAATGTTCGCTCGGTTATTAGTAAACTTCGTTCAGAAGGTTTATCAATCTACTTGAATAAGCGTGTATCATCTTTTGATGGCGCGTCTTATATGAAGTACATGATTGGTACTCCAACACGAGCAGTTGTTGCAGCTGGATACAAAGCACTACGCTCAGCGTAATGTTTTTCGGGTGATGTCGTAATACATCCGTGGGGGTCTATGGTTAACCCCCAACTTTTATTAATTAATATTGGACTACATGAGATGAATAATACAAAAACTTTTTCATTAGAGATTGAAAGTATTGCGAGAGAAAAAAGAATAACTCATATGGAAGCTGTTCTTTGGCATTGTGATAAACAAGGGATTGAACCAGATACGGTGAGTTCTCTTATATCCAAAAGTCTTAAAGAAAAGATTGAAGCAAACGCTAGAGAGCTCAACTTTCTTCCAAGACAGGCACAGTTACCAGTTTAATGTATAAAATCTATACACGAAAAACTTGTATTTACTGTGACATGGCTAAATCTTTAATGAAAGAAAATGATATTGATTTTATGGAAGTTAATATTGATTTTGATAATGAAGAAAGACTTTTACTTAAAGAACAAGGCCATAAAACTGTGCCACAAATTTATGATGAAGGAAATAATCACATTGGTGGTTATACAGACCTTCTAGACATTTTTAAAAAGGAAATATAAATGTTTGCATTATTATTACTCGTACCACTAATAGGATCACTATTCGTTGTGCAAAATTCAGAAGCTATTCAAAAGTTTGAAAAACAAGTTGCAGAGGGTTATGAATGGAATTATGTTGGCTCACAACCTTTAGACCCTAAAGACAAGAATATTTCTTTACAGGTTCAAGGAAGTGATCCATACATCATCTTTAAATTAAAGAAACCAGTAGAGTAATGTTTAAAGGATTAATACAAGCAATCATAGTATTAATCCCTACATATATTACTGCTTATCTTACAGATAAAATGATATATGTTATTCCGATGTTGGCTGCAGTAAGTTTTATTGCATCCAGTATTGCCCCCGCAACAAGTCGAAGAGTAGATGAAGACGGATATAAAAAAGATGATGGAACCGATTGACGTTTACATTATGTATTGTGCAATGAAAGCACATTTTAGTAGAAAAGACTATGACTTTAATAAGTATGGTGGTAAGACTAAAGTATCCAGAGATTCTTTCTTCAAACGTAAAGACAGGCATTTCTTTGTCAAACTTTCAAGAAAATATAAAACTACAATTGAAATAAAAAACTATTATATCTCTAATTTCATTAAAGATAAAAGAGGATACATTGCTAACTTTAGTGATGATAATTACAAATCGTGGTTACTTAAAAGATCAGGCTTCTTTGAACAATTTATAATAGAGTTAAGTCCTTACATAAAAGAATTTCAGCCTCTATTTGAAGTTGAAGGTAACAATCATCCAAAACTATTAAAAGAG